GAGTTGCAGAGAATGACCCACAGAAAGCCTTAGACCTAGCGATTAGATTATCAGATAGATTCCTACCAACGTTAAGTCGACAAGAAATTACAGGTGCAGACGGCGCCGACCTATTTAAGAACGTTAAATTTAATTTTGGAGATGGCCAAGACACACCAACCTCAGAAGATACAGAAGCCTAGACTTAAGCGCAAAGGCGTCCATTCAAAGAAAAACAAACCTCAGAAGAAATATAGAGGCCAAGGTAAATGATAGAATATGAACACTACTACGACGGCGAAGCATTATATAGCGAGTGATCCAGGAGACGAGATGGTCTTCATATATTGGGACGATCATATGGATTACACTGATGAAGAATAGTATATATGAGTCAGAAAGAATTTATTGGCTTTACACCACATCAGAAACAGAAAGAGATTATTCAATCGATACTTGGTTCAACGAGCAAGTTCCATATTGCGAGCATTGGCAGACAGTTCGGCAAGTCTCTAATGGGTATGAACCTACTGTTGTATTGGGCGATCAACGACAAACCATGCAAAATCCTTTGGGTCTCGCCTGTTTACTCTCAGTGTGCGAAGGTCCACAAAGAACTATACAATGCGATAGCTGCGTCGGGTATTGTCGAGCAGAACAACTTTTCATCTAACGAGCTCACCTTAAAGACTGGCTCTACGATCTTATTTAGATCTGCTGAAAGATATGATAACATTCGAGGACTGACGCTCGACTACGCCATAATTGATGAGGCTGCGTTTATTAAAGATGACGCATGGGCTGAAGCCATCAAACCTACTCTATTAGTACGTGGCAAGAAAGTCTTATTTATCTCAACGCCTAAGGGAAAGAATTGGTTCCACGATCTATATCAACTCGGACTGTCAGACGACCATCCAAACTATATGTCGTATACTGGTTCAAGTTACGATACACCATACATCGAAGACTCAGAAATCGAAGAAGCTAAGAGGACCATTCCAGAGAATGTATTTCGTCAAGAGTATTTAGCGGCTTTCATCGATTCAGGTGGCGAAGTCTTTACAAACATCGATAAGAATACATTCACAGCTTATAGTCAACCAGAAGGTAAGGTCTATTGCGGCATCGACCTCGGAAAGCAAGAGGATTACACTGTCGCAACCTTTATCGACTCTAAAGGTAAGATAGTAGATATCTATCGAGCCAATGGCCAAGAGTGGACCACGATGACCAATGAGATCTTGAAAAGAGTCAAACAGTGGAACGCAACCGTAATGGTCGAAGTTAACTCAATCGGTGACGTAATCTACGAACAGATCAAAAAGCAATGGCAAGATACTCATCCATTTATTACATCGTCGAAGAGTAAGAACGAGATCATCGAAGGATTAATACTAGACTTTAACGAGGATACTATTAGGATGCCTTCTAAAGAGTTGTTTCAGCCTCTATATAGTGAACTAAGTACTTTTACGTACGAGTACAACCCAAAGACTCGAAACATTCGATACGGTCACCCAGCCGGAATGCATGACGATACCGTAATGTCGCTAGCAATCGCTAATTATAATCGAAAGGTTAATAAGCAACTCGGATCATATTCATATATCAAACCTAGAAGGTAACCGTGTAAACGAGAAAAGACCCTCTGCTAAGGGTCTAATCCATCTAAACACAATTGAAAATTGAAGTAGCAGCTTCCGGTGCTATGACTACACCGTCTCTAAAGTCGATGAGATCTCGTTGTACAGTCTTAGTTCTTGATCGTAAATCGACCAGTCTTTCTGGCTGATTTGGCTGAGGTACATGTCTTCTGCTTGTTCGATTGAGAATTGGAGAAGGTTGTAGCCGTAGGCGGTACCAAAATATGCGAATGGTACCTTTTTACCTCTTAGTACTACGAATTGGATATCGTAGCGGTTACCCTTGTGGGTGGTTTGTTTTTGCTTTGTCATTAGTATAAATGTTTAAGTTTGTAATTATACCCTGAAGTGGTAAAAAGTTTACTGATTATTTTCAAAAAAGTTTACTTCACCTGTAGTTAACGCTTTGTCAAAGTCGTTGATGTCTACACCAGTGTAAGACCATTCACGTTCGAACGTTCCAACCGTCAACCGACCGGTCACAGTGTCGTGACTAACTTGTAAAGAGGTGTCATACATATCGTAACCTTCATAGTGGTTAACAGTACCTTCCGTTTCGATGAATTCTAAATTTGTCATGGGATTAAAGGTTAATATAGTTAGAACGCTTGCGAGTCTTAAGATTGATTTCGCAAATTGAATTCTCATAGAGGTTGACGTCGAAATCGAAAGACTTAGAACCGTTAGTTACGTGCACTTCGAATTGTTTGGCATTATACTCATTAACGCTTGAGATTTCGATGTCGCCACGGAGGTCTAAGGATTCAGCCATGATGAAGACTAAGTCTGCAATAGAGGGGTTCATGTCCGGTTGATTTGTTGTTGAGTTGATCATGTTGTTTTGAGTTACTTGATTAATTATAGGTTAAATATAACCAAAATTCCTGAGATAAAAAAATCTAGAGTGAATTATTTTAAAAACATTCGTAGTTTTCTAGAACGTTGTCTAGGGCTTCGATTGGCCCATAGTCTACGAATTCGCCGTCGATAAAGAGACTGAAGTGAGCAGTTGTATATACTCCAGTGCGGGTTACTAGACTACCTTGTTCGAATTCGACTGTGTAAGCTTCTCCTGTTTGTGTAATTCCGTTAATTGTTTCCATAGTGTTACTTGATTAATTATAGGTTAAATATAACAATAATTCCTGAGATAAAAAAATCTAGAGTGAATTATTTTCAATTATTGTGCATTAACCCTTAGGATCCTTTGAATCCACTTAGTATTCGCACCGCTTCCACTATGTGGGTCACAGAAGATATATACTCTCTTAGCAACCTTAGCGGTTACATTTAGTATTTTTTCAATATCACCAGCACTATAACCACGACGGTACAGTGTACACATAGTAATATCAAGACTTGATTCAGGTTGGTATCTCCAACCATCGAAGCCGATCCAATTGTATTTTCTTTTGAAATTTGCCATTGTTTGTTTAAATTATTTTAGAGAAATTATACATTGCTTACAAAACGCATCCCAAACCCCTTGTGTGTCTTCGATCTCTTCGATCCCGATAAACCTATAATACAGAATACTAACACACTCTTTAGTTTTGATCCGATAGTTACTTTTGATAAAGTCTAATGCTTTTTCTTCTACTACCTCTACGCTTACTATTTCTTTGTAAGCACTTGCGAATTCTGATACTGTCATGTTTTAAAGATTTAAATTATTTTAGGAACGCTCTGAGTTTCTCCATCACTTCTGGGTTATACAACAACTTGTAGTTGATTCCAATAGTGGCCCAATCTTTAGTGAAGATTAGAGACTCATAGTCTGTTTCTTTGAGAATTCGGTTAGCGGCTCTAATCACATCGCTATGATCTGTTGGTCCGCAAAGACCTTCGTTACGCAAGTCATAGATGTCTTGCTTTACTTGATTTGCTCTCTCGTGTGTTTGTTGAATCTTTGTCATTGTCATGTTATTAATTGATAGTTAGGCGGTTGAAATAGTTTTACCTACAATTACATGTAATATGCAAATACTTCGTCTTCGTTGGCGATGATACCGACTAGCATACGACCATTGTTATCGTTGTCGTGTTCAATAACCATACACTTCAAATCTTTGGTGATTTCAGAGATGATTACTGGATTGTAACCGCCATTCTTGAGACCAGTAATTAATTTCGCAATTTGTTTGAAGTGAACTTCAGTAAGGGGTTGGTTTGCTTTGATCATGATTGTTTGTTTTAAAGGTTATAGGGTAAATATAATCAAAATATTTGACCTGGTAAAATTATTTAGGCATTATTTTTTAGATCTTTTCGAAACACGCTTAGTAGACGTTATTAGACCATATCTTCTTAGTCTATGTACTGATCGACATACAGACATCATACTAACATTCAGTAGTTCTGCGATTGCACCATATGATAAACTAGTGTTATTATAATAGTCCAATACTTTGTAGTGAGGAAAACTGCTAGTGTATAACTTCATAGGAATGTCATAACCGTTAATTATTCTATCTTGATTATGTTGAGTCTCAAGACCAGTAACGGAGTATCTACTAGTTTGTATATCTCCGTCTTCTCTCATTCTTTTGATGATCATACCTACTTTTCCGACGGACATACCTACATTACTTGCAATGTCTTTGTATTTCATACCCTGTTGGTACATACTCTTAATGGCCGGATAAAGTGCTCGTGTTTCTGTCTTAGTCATAGTTTCTTTAGTTAATTAATTTACTCTTGACCGTAAAACATTTCGAATTGTTCTAGTTCGATCTCATAGATTTCTTTGAATTGTTCCATGAATTCTTCAATGGTTTCACACTCAATATCAAAGAGGTATGCAGTCATAGAATATCCGTCTTCTTCGTTCCATTCGATCATACATTCTCCGTGGAAAGATGATTTATCGAATTGGAATTTAACAATATCTGGAGATTTCCAGGTAAAGATTGGATTTGGATAATCGGACTTGATCATCTCGGTGATTTGGGCTTGAATTTGTTGTACTTTGTTCATGATTAAAATGTTTAAGTTAATTAATACTCTATAAATATAATCAATAATTCTGAGATAAAAAAACTTTTGATGAATTATTTTCAAATATTTTTTAGACTATTGAAAAGTTCAGAGATATACATAAAGGCGGTACCGCAATCGAATTCGTCGACATACAAAAAGAAGTTCAAATCTTTACGAATTCGCTTGTTAGTAGATTCGATCCACACCTTGTGACCGCGGTGCTTAAAGGCATACGATGTAGTATTACCTTGATTGACTGGAGTTAGAGTGGCACCGGTGATTCGAGTGACGTCCTGGAGTTGGTTTTTTGTAAGCATTGTTTGTTTAAGTTACTTGATTAATACTCTATAAATATAAACAATATTTCTGAGACTAAAAAATTATTTATGATTTATTTTCAGTTTTTTTTCGACTCCAATAAATCTTCTTCGCCCTTCTTTCACACTCTAAACGAGATGGAGTAAAGAAGGTCATAACATCAGAAAAGGTAATATCTGAGGCTCGTAATATTTTACTAGCACCTTCAGGGTATGTAGTAATCCAGTGACGAAATTTCGCTACACATTCACACCAGACTAGTACAGTGTAACAGTGCCATTCACTTACTGTTTTAAAATATCCAGGTACTAAAGCGAGAATGAAGTCATATTCTTCGTTAACGAGATAGATTCCATCGGCGTATGAATTTAATTTACCGAGTAGACATGGATAATCTTTAATATTATCGCGATTGACTACCACCGTACCTGGTGCGTTTAACATTGATGATAAACTTTGACCATCGAATCTTTCGTCTAAACGATCAT